AAGATATGGAAGAGTTCAAGTTTGATGCTATTCAACAACTAGAAGGTCTCAAACGAGGTGACCGAGTAATATTTGTAATCGATTCTCTCGGTAATATGTCTTCCAAGAAAGAGATTGATGATGCTATAGATGGAAAAGCAGTTGCTGATATGTCTCGTGCAAAGCAAATGAAATCAATCTTCCGAATGATTACTCCGTACTTGAATAGACTCGATATTCCTATGGTAGCAGTCAACCACATCTATATGGAACAAGGGTTGTACCCTAAAGCAATTGTTTCTGGTGGTACTGGAGTGTATTTGTCTGCTGATAATATCTTCATTCTGGGACGTCAGCAAGAGAAAGAAGGTACTGAAGTGATTGGATATAACTTCATTATCAATGTGGAAAAATCAAGATACGTTAGAGAGAAATCTAAAATTCCTATTAGTGTTTCATTTGAAGGAGGAGTATCGAAATGGTCAGGTTTGTTAGAGATGGCTTTGGAATCGGGTCACGTCATTAAACCTAGCAATGGTTGGTATTCGAGAGTCAATTCTACTACTGGTGAGTTGGAAGATAAGAAGTATCGATTGAAAGAAACGATCAACAAGGAGTTTTGGTTACCTATATTGGCTCAGAAAGGATTTCAACAATGGGTATCAGATAACTATAAATTGACTTCTTCTGAGATGCTTTCTGACAAAGACATTGAAGCAGAATTAGATAAGGTCGATTCTGATGTTGAAGAATTGGAAGAATTGGTGTAATATTATCGGGCATCTTCGGATGCCCTTCTTAACTTGGAGCATACTATGACTACTAAATTTGACACATACAATTATTTTGATGCAACAGGAACTGAAGTTATTGCACTAGAAATCATAGAAGGAAAATTCAAAGGATCGCTATTTTCATTTGGTAAAGTGGAATTTCCTAATCCAGAAGAACCAATACTGAACTTCGAATATACGTTACATCAAGGATACTGTTCAGACGATAATAAAGAAGAATTTAAAAACTGTATAGGTGATATACTAGTGGAAATACTAGAAGAATCTCTCAAAGATAGAACGACAGTATTCAAAGGTGGTGTTTAATGAGTAGAATCGAGACTACTATACTATCGAATCTAATCCATAATCCTGAATTTAGTCAAAAAGCATTGCCCTTCATTAAGAAGGAATACTTTGCTGATCGTAGTGAATCTGTAGTAACTGATACTATATTATCATTTGTTAATAATTTTGGTAAACTTCCTACTAAGGAAATCATATCGATTCAAGTATCGAATAGATCTGATGTGTCTGATGATGCGTTGACTGAAATTGTTCATTTGATCGATTCGTTAGAGTATAAAGAAACTAATCAAGAATGGTTACTTGAAGAAACTGAGAAGTTCTGCAAGCATAGAGCAGTAATTAATGCTATTCTATCTTCTATGCAAATCATTGATGGTAAGAATGATAAGTTCACTCCTGAAGCTATTCCTACTCTGTTATCGGATGCTCTGAGTATTTGTTTTGATACGAATGTTGGTCATGATTATTTTGACGATTCTTCTGATCGGTACGATTTCTACAATCGAGTAGAAGAGAAGATTCCGTTTGATATTGATATACTAAACAAGATTACTAGTAACGGCTTAGCTAAGAAATCGTTGACTGTACTTTTGGCTGGGTGTGTTCATCCAGAAACTAAAATTAGAATCCGGATGAGAAAAATATCTTCTTAAAAAAGAGTAAATCCTTTTACATAACCTTTATCTAAATATTCTTGTAAGAATTCAGGTTTTATTCTAGTTCTATGTATTCCATTAGTAACACATATTCCAGTTGAAGGAGTGCCTTTACGCCATTCAGGATTAGCATTTAAGAATATTATAACTTCTTCATCTGTATGGAATTTTTTAGCAATTTTACCATCCGTAACTGGTTTCTTAGCAGAAAAACTACCGGCACGTTTGGCATCTTTAGATCTTTGTTCTGGATCTAAAGATACAAATGCCGGAAATCCTCTTTCTAATATCTGAGAAGCCACACCAGATTTGCCTCCAAGGGAAGCTCTTTCTTTTCTACCTTCAATCGTAGACCAGTAATAAAAAGTGTCTTTGCTATTAGAATTCTTTTGAGTTTCTATACCTTTATCTCTCCACGATTGTTTAGTTTCCGGAGAAAACTTATCACTATGGAATCCTATTTTATTCTCTACGCACCATTTGCCAATTTTTCTTCTATAATCTACAGATAATTCTGCTCCTAACATATTCATGGAACGTAGATCATCTATATTTTTATTGATTCGCCAGAGTAAATAGTGAGCAATTATATGTTCTCTTGTAGTTAGATATGTGTAATTTTCTTCTATGTCTAATCCACCAGAATGTTTAGGTATTATATGATGTTGATGAAGACCAGATCCTGGTCCATATTTTGAGATATTTAATTTTCTTGAATTGCAGAGAAGTTGATATATACTTGTGCTGGTCATGATAGACTCCTGTTTATCTTGGAATGATTAGTGCTGGTGGGGACTGCAATCCCGTGACCAGCTTTTTTTAGTTTGTACGATCTATTTATATGTTTACATTTTTTAGAATTCATGTTATAATAGATTTTTATTATAGGAGAATGTATGAAAACTGACTGGTTAGAAAAAGAAATTTCGATAGGAGATATTGATAGTCTTTTAAAGAATGGGTATGAAATTGAAGTGGATTCTCCTGATGGTTATGTTCCAGTATCTATGTTTGTTGATAAGGGTAAGTGGGATGAATATCTACTGATTGTTAATGATATAGAAGTAAGAGTAAATGAAAATCATCTTTTTGAAACTAGTCTAGGATGGCAGTATGCTAAAGATTTAGTATATAAACCTGATACCAAATATTTGACTAAATCCGGAAAATATGAATATGGTAATGTAGTAAAAACAGGAAATGTAATTCCAATTGTAGATATTCAAGTAGATCATGATAATCATAGATATTATACTAATGGAATATCATCTCATAATACTGGTGTTGGGAAATCTTTGGTGATGTGTCATTTTGCTTCTGCCGCATTAATGCAGAGTCGGAATGTTCTTTATATTACTATGGAGATGGCAGAAGAACGTATTGCTGAACGTATCGATGCTAATCTATTGAATCTTGGTATGAATGAACTCAAGACTGTTGAAAAAGATATATTCACTTCTCGTTTGAATAAACTCAAGAAGAAGTCTCATGGTAAGTTGGTTGTAAAGGAGTATCCTACTTCTGCCGCTCATACTGGTCATTTTAGAGCATTGATTGAAGAATTGAAATCTAAGAAGAACTTTGTTCCTGATATTATCTTTGTCGATTATTTGAATATTTGTGCTTCTCAAAGAATGAAGTTTGGAGGAGGAGTTAATAGTTATACTTACGTCAAAGCAATTGCTGAAGAACTTCGAGGTTTAGCTGTAGAGTACAACGTACCATTGGTAAGTGCTACTCAAGCAAATAGAGAAGGATTGAATAGTTCGGATCTCGATTTGACCAATACTTCAGAATCAATTGGTTTACCTCAAACTTGTGATCTCATGCTAGCATTAATATCTACTGAAGAACTTGAAGAGCTCGGTCAGATTATGATCAAGCAGTTGAAGAATAGATATAATGATCCAAGCTACTATAAGAAGTTTATGGTAGGAATTGATAGAAATAAAATGAGAATTTTTGATGTTGAAGAATCCGCTCAGAGTGGATTATCAGAAACACCATCATACACTCCAAAATCTCGCAATGAGAAATCTACTAACGATTTTGTATTCTAAAGGTATAACATGAAAAGATATATGACGTGGCAGTATGTTGAAAATGCCATCAGATCAATTAATAATCAAATGAAAGATGCTGATTGGGTTCCTGACTTGATTATTGGTATCGCTAATGGTGGTTCCATTCCAGCAACTCTTATAAGCAAAATCACAGGCGTCCCTTGCAAGACCTTTATCGTTCAGTTAAGAGATGGAGAAATCCAAGAAACCATTGATGCAGATTATTTAAGATTCCTTCTAGGAAAAGATCCAATCAAAGTTCTTGTGGTTGATGATATTAATGATTCTGGAAAAACACTGGAGTGGATTATTGGTAATTGGGATTGGGAGACTGAAGATACTAGTATCATGTTCAGGATTGCTACTATCCACAATAATATTGCTAGTCCTATCAAGGTTGATTTTTCATACCAAGAAATTGATAAAGCAGCGGATCCATCATTATGGATTGTGTATCCATGGGAATCATTTGTTGACTGGTCCTAGTTTCTATAGTATAATGATGTATGTTTTGGTTAATTGGAGAAAGAGATGAGTAAGAAGTACAGATTATCCGAGTTATTCTTTAGTATGCAAGGTGAAGGGTATTTTGCTGGTACTCCTTCATTATGGGTTCGGTCATTTGGTTGTAACTTGAAATGTCCTGGATTTCCCTGTGATACAGAGTATTCTTGGAATGGTGAGTTCAAAGATCAACATGAAACATATACTCCAGAAGATATCCACCAAACGTTGAAAGCACTAATTACAAATGAAAACAATCCAACGGGTTCTTTGGTTCACCCAATTACTAATGGTGATATTCATATTGTATTTACTGGTGGTGAACCACTACTGAAGAAATATCAGACTATGATTAGGGAAGTAGTAGATTTGTTTCTTGAAGAAAATGATTGGGTTCATTTTACTGTTGAGACTAATGGTACTCAACAATTGACTGATGAATTTGTGAAATGGGCTTACGAATCAAATGCATATCCATTCTTCTCTATCAGTCCTAAACTCGAATCTGTTAGTGGTGAGAAGGGGGCAGTTGACTTTGATAATATTATTGAAATTTCGGAATTGTTCAATGCTCAGATTAAATTTGTAGCTAATGCTTCAGAAGAATGTGAAAAAGAATTGCTTGACGTAACTAGAGTTTTGGTAGATAATGATATTGATTCAGAGTTCTTTGTAATGCCTTTAGGAGAAACAATGGAAGATCAATTGAAGATTGCTCCTATTGTTGAGAAGTATCAAGCACTAGGTTTCAGAATAGCACTAAGAGGCCATACATATGTTTGGTCTAACGCAAAAAATCGATAAGGTCATTATTCTCGAGTCCCTGAAAACTATAAATATCAGGGACATTAAAACTAAAGGAGAATGTTATGGCTTCAAATAAAAACCCAAGACAAATAACAGAAGGAAAATTGAGATGTGGAAGTAAACGACATGAAGGTGATCGAATGGTTCCTGTGGAGAGCTTTACCAAAAAAGTAACTTCTCCTGATGGGTTGTCATATGACTGTAAAGAGTGTAGAATAAAGTATAATGCTGAAAGGGGTAGTGAATCCTATCTGAGATATAAAAACAAAGATAGAATTAAACATATGTTTTTGGGTTCACGAGGTCGAGCAAAGCAAACTGGTACTGAATTTAGTTTGGAGTTGAGCGATATCATCGTTCCTGAATTTTGTCCTGTATTAGGTATACCCTTAGTGTTTTCTGAAAAGCGTACTCATAATACTCCATCAATAGATAGGATTATTAACACAGAAGGTTATACTAAAGATAATAGTATTGTAGTTTCATGGAGAGCAAATCTTCTGAAGAAAGATGCTACTATACAAGAGTTGTTAAACATTAGTAATTTTTATACACAAATAATTGAAACTAGAGGAATATAAATGAGTACTTGGACTATCGATAAACAATTTAGCTTTTGCTATGGTCATAGAGTGTGGAGTCAAAAATTAATTGCTGAGTACTGTGATTCCGGCGATACTAGTTGTTGCTGTAGGTTCTTACATGGCCACGAGGGATTAGTTCATGTGTTTCTTGAAGGAGATACGTTAGAACGAGGAATGGTAACCGATTTCAAACATTTGGGTTGGTTGAAGAATTTCCTAGATACGTACGTTGATCATAGATTTATTATTGATGCTAATGATCCAATGTTTGATAGATTAGTAAGTGATTTATGGTATTCTGTTACTGAACGTAAGATGGCTTTGTTACCTGTAATGGTTCCAGGTACTAATCATATTGCTGGGTTCGTTTTGGATATGTCAGGAATTCCAGAGGACGAAGTGTATGAAACATTAGAAGGGTATTTCATTGTTAAGTTTGTACCAACATCAGAAAATCTTTCAAAATGGTTATATGATTGTGTTGATGTGAAGATGTCGAAGTTGAACGTGACTACGACTCAGATTGATTGGTTCGAGACACCAAAATCAAGAAGTTCTTATAGAAAGTAGTACTATTTAAATTCACCGATTAAGGAAGGTAATAATGGCTTATAATAAAACAAAATGTGATGCTAAACTTGGATATGAGATTCACAATCACTTGGTGAAACATGGAGTAGAGACTCCAATGAAACCATTTGCTAATCCACGCTCACAAAGAATTGATATCATTGAAAATAAGTTCAGAGATATTATGGAAACATTAGGATTAGATTTGACTGATGACAGTCTAATGGATACTCCTAAAAGAGTAGCTAAGATGTTTGTTAATGAAATCTTCTGGGGTTTAGACTACGAAGCATTTCCTAAATGTACTACAGTTATCAATAAAATGGGTTATGATGAAATGGTCATTGAGAAGAATATCAATGTCCAATCTAACTGTGAACATCATTTTGTAGTAATTGATGGTTTTGCTACTATTGCTTACATTCCATCAGAAGTAGTACTAGGTTTATCCAAAATGAATAGAATCGTAGAGTACTTTGCTAAACGTCCTCAAATTCAAGAACGATTGACTGAACAAGTTTATCATGCTCTTCAATATATCTTAAAAACTGATGACATTGCTGTAAAGATTGATGCTAGACATTATTGCGTCAAAGCAAGGGGAGTAGAGGATGTTGGTAGTACTACAGTCACATCCAAACTAGGTGGAATATTTAAGAATGATCCAGCTTGCAGAGCAGAGTTTATCACATTAAGCCAATAATAGGAATTATATTATGAGTGAACGATTGACTACAGAATGGACAGAAACAGCAGAGGGGGCCTTCGGGCCCTCTGGCTCTAAAGGATTAAAAGGTGAATTATTTGTCAAAGAAGTGTTGGAGAGTTGGGGTTGGAAAGTTACTCTTCATGAAGCTGACAGAACCAAACAGCTTGCTGGAATTGATCTCGAATTCCAATCTCCTAAATGGAAAAGACCTTACTCAGCAGATGTAAAATCTAACATCGATAGTCATGGTACCTTCTATATCGAAACTGATGATAAAGGATGGTTATTTAACCCTAGCAAAGTTAGTCATAGAATTTGGCATTGTAATCCTACTACTGGTCAAATGGCATGGTATGATAGACAAGAGATGCAAAAATATATTGTTGACAATAACATCAGAAATAAGGGATTATATAGAGTCTCGGGACAACATATGCCTTTCGTAACCAGAAGAACTATTGAGGTGTAATATGAGTGATTTTACTACAGAATCTAATTCAATTTGGGTCACCTTCAAAAAAGAAGGTATCCACAAGTATCCTGCTGCATTGACTGATCCTAATCTAGCTGATGTATCGTTTCTAGGATACGAACACAGACATATTTTTTGGCTTAAGGTGTGGATCGAAGTACTCCATAACGACAGAGACATTGAGTTTATTCAATTTAAAAGATGGTTGGAAAGTTTGTATCATGGTACGTTAGAGTTAGATTTCAAAAGTTGTGAGATGATTGCTGATGATCTTGCTATGGAAATTCATTCGAAGTATCCAGGTAGAAAGTTTACTATTGATGTTAGTGAAGATAACGAGAATGGTTGTACTAAAACGTATAGAGGAATTTAATAATGATTAACTTTGCACATATTGCTCCTATATCCTATCTACCATTCGTAGAAAAATATCCTGTTCATTTGCTGTTGGCTCATTTGATTGAAGAGAATGAAGAATATAGAGAGTTTTATATCAAGCTAAAACAAGAAAATCCTAGCGTCGTTTATCATGTGGATAATGGCGGTTTTGAAATGTTTAAGCGTGGCCAACCAATGTACGATTCTTCTAAACTGATTAGTATGGCTAAGTTGGTTGGGGGTGATTCGATAGTGATGTCTGATTATCCTAAAGAACACTATACCAAAACTATTAATGCTGCTATTAAGTTAATACCTGAAATTAAAGAAGCAGGATTCAAAACATTCTTCTGTCCTCAATCTGAATTTGGTAAAATCGAAGACCTATTAGCATCATTCGAATGGGCTATTGGTAATAAGGATATTGATTACATTGGTGTATCGATTCTTGCTTGTCCTATTGCTCTAGGCCTAGATGAACAATCTTATGGTGATGGTCATAAAGATGAATCATACAGACTTCAAAGATACCTTGCTAGATGGAAGGTTTTCAGTTTATTGAATAAGAATGGATTATTGTTGAAGAATGCTAGTAATCGTTTTCATTGTTTAGGGATGACTGATGGTCCAAATGAGATCGAACTTTTGAGTCAATTCCATAAGCACATATTCTCGTGGGATTCTTCTAGTCCTATTTGGCACGGAATTAATGGTATTCGGTATGATGGGTCTCCTACTGGATTACGTAATGGTAAATTTGAAGCTGAAGTAGATTTTAGTATTACTAACGAGTTTAATGTTGATATTATGAATGATATACTCTATAATATGCATTCTATTGATAAAATGAGTGCCTAATTATGATTATAGCATTACATGGAGCAAAAGGTTCTGGTAAAGACGAATTCTTCAAGATTGCTCAAGAAAGATATCCTGATACCAGTAAGATTGCTTTTGCAGATCCAATCAAATATCATATTTGTAACATCTTTGGATTGGAAGATGAGTTAGCTTATGATCAATTCAAACGATCGGAATTGAAAGGAGATTTGGGTGGTAAGTATTTCCAAGTAGATGGTCGTAGGGTGGTTCGTGAGATTGGAATGCTTATGCGAAGCTATAATGAGGATCAGTTTACAGAGTATGTAGAAGATGCAATATATTCCAATCATAATAC